AAAAGAAAAAGTAATGGCTTTATCAGGAAGCACAAACTTCGAACCCAATATAACAGAGTTTATAGAAGAAGCTTATGAGAGGTGCGGTTTAGAGTTACGTACAGGATATGATCTAAAATCTGGTATCAGATCAGCAAACTTAATGTTAGCAGAATGGGCAAACAGAGGTCTGAATCAATGGACTATAGAGCAGGCTACACAAACAGTGACAGAGGGAACAACCAGTTATTCACTCAACAGTAATGTAATTGATCTTTTGGATGTTGTTCTACGTAGAACAGTTAATGATACGCAAACTGATATAAGTATGAACAGAATTAGTCGTTCTGAGTATATAAATATTCCAAATAAAAATTCCAAAGCAAGACCCTCACAATTCTTTTTAGATAAGCTAAGCACGCCATCTCTAAAAATATGGCCAGCACCTGAAAACTCTACTGATGTATTAGTTTTTAATAAGTTAGTGAGAATGGATGATGCTGATACGGGTTCTAATACTATGGATATGCCATTCAGATTCTATCCTTGCTTTGCTGCCGGGCTTGCATATTACATTTCACAAAAAAGGGCACCACAACTAACTGCTCAACTTAAATCTTTATACGAAGAAGAATTTAGAAGAGCTGCTGATCAAGATGAAGATAGAGCATCTTTTCAAATCAGGCCTAGACTTAGAGTTCTTTAATGGCATACGCAACAGGTAAGTTTGCAAGAGCGTTATGTGACAGATGTGGTTTTGAATACAAACTCTTAGAATTAAGAGAAGAATGGAATGGTTTAAAAGTATGTCACAGTTGTTATGAACCAAAACATCCACAATTAGAACCTCTTAGAGCTACTGCTGATCCAGAATCTTTATACAGACCAAGACCAAACAACGATCACGAGGTAGGTGAGGGTTTTGTAGTTGTTGTAAACAGTGATATTTTTAAATATAGCACCCTAAATCCTTCAACTATAGGTAGTAACTTTACCGTTAGTGAAATGACAGGAGCTGTTGGCGAGGTTACAATACAAATAACATGACATTAGCAGAATTAAAAACATTAATACAAAACTATACTGAGAATACAGAGACTACTTTTGTAAACAGCTTAGATGATTTTATAAAAAACGCTGAAAATAGAATATTTGATTTAGTACAGTTTGATTACTTTAGAAAAAACGTAACTGGTTCTTTGACTACAGGTAACACTTATCTAACAACTCCAACTGACTATCAATTAAGTTTTTCTTTGGCTGTAGTTGATAGTAATGGTGATTATCATTACTTAGATAAGAAACATCCTACATTTATGCGTGAGTTCTCTGTAGACCCTACAGATTCAACGCTTCGAGGACTACCTAAGTATTACGCAGATTTTGATAAAGAGCTGTCTACAGCATCTAATAATGGTTCTACTGTAATTGTTAGTCCTGTACCTGATGCAAACTATACTGTAGAGCTACATTATTTGTACAAACCCAATTCACTGGTTACTGATACAACTGGCACCTGGCTATCTAATAATGCTAGGAATGCCTTGTTGTACGGTAGTTTAATTGAAGCTTATATATTTATGAAGGGGGAACAAGATCTTCTACAAGCTTATGAGCAAAGATTTGCTTCATCTATAAATAGATTGAAAAATAGAGCAGAAGCAAGAGGTAGAAGAGATGAATATCGATACGACTCGTTGAGGACTTCGGTATCTTAAAATATTATGGAAAAAATCGAAAGCTTGAAAGGGGCGACTATTGCTATAGTCGGTATGGGAAAAAGTTGGTTTGATTACAATCTAGCTAAATCACACGGTACATATTTTGACGAAGTATGGGCTATTAATGCCGTTGGTAGTGTTATCTATCACGACAGGGTTTTTATGATGGATCCAGCATCTAGATTCTTAGACTCTGATGATGCTGGTGGACAAACTTCTAGTATGGCTGATCTATTGTTACACCACGAGGGTCCTATTTATACATGTGAACTGGATGACAGGTGTCCGGGATTAGTTGATTATCCAGTACGCCAAATAGTAAGAGAAACAAACTGTCATTACCTTAATAATACGGTTGCCTATGCTATAGCTTTTGCATACTGGAATGAAGTTGCAAACATAAAGATGTTTGGTGTTGATTTCTCATATAAAGGTAATCTTCACTTTGCAGAAGCTGGCAGAGCTTGTGTTGAGTTTTGGTTATCAAAATGTATAGATAGCGGTATGCAAATAGAGGTTGCAGCTTCATCTTCTTTGTTGGATACAGACGTGCCAGCACCACAAAAACTATACGGTTACCACAGATTAGCAGATCCATTAATAGTGTTAGAAGATGAAACTGGACTTAACGTTAAAAACATAAGTGAGATAGAAATTAACAAAAAAGAACAAAAACCTGTTTTAGTTGATAGAAATGACTCGCACTTAAAACCGCCGGAGCCTAATAAATGGTGAAAAAATATATACACGTAAATCAACATAAAATAAGATCTAATAAAAAAAATGGGACTAATGAGCCTGTAATAACTGTTAAAGAAGGCAGAACTAACACATATTGCCACGAAGTTAAAATTACAGGCGAGGTGATAGTAAAGTATGGAGGTAACGACAAGCCATTATTGCCCTGTGGTGCAAGGGTAGTTATTGAAACTGATGGATTTGTTGAAATATTAGATCCACAAAAATATTTGGAGGCTTGTGTAAATGAATGATATAACCCCAGCAGGCATGCCTGAGCTTGGTATAATAGAGGCTAAAACAACAAGTTTTGGCGGCCATCCTCCAGAGTTCTGGGCAGAGCGCTTAACGGAAAAGATAGTAAGCTATTCAGAAGATAATGAACCACATATAAGAGAGCAAGCTAGAGCTTATAAAGATGCTATCTACCAGGTCTGTTTGATTTATATAAAAAATGCGTTAAAATCTTATAAAGCCTCTCTGATACAAGATTTAATAGGTGGCGGAGAGGAAGAATTAGCAAAAATTATTAGAGGTATTTAATATGGCTATAAGTTCTACTTTGACTACAAGCTTTAAAAAAGAGCTACTAGAGGCAGTTCATAACTTTAAAAACTCAGGTGGCGATACATTTAAGTTAGCTTTGTATACCAGTTCAGCGACATTAGGTGCTTCAACTACAGCATTTACTACTACTGGACAAGCATCTGGCACTAACTATACATCTGGCGGTAATAACTTAACGAGAGTAGATCCAACATCAAGCGGCACTACTGGATTTACAGATTTTGCAGATTTAACTTTTGGTACTGCAACTGTGACCGCAAGAGGTTGTATGATCTACAATTCAACTGACAGTAATAAATCTGTTGCTACTATTGATTTTGGTGGTGACAAAACATCTACAGCTGGAGACTTTACAATAGTATTCCCAGCAGCGGCAGCAAGTACAGCGATTATAAGAATAGCCTAGCCTTATGGCTAATATAACTGGTTGGGGTCGAGGTACCTGGGGACAAGGACCTTGGAGTGAACCCATACCAGTCACGCTTACTGGTATAGCAGCCACAAGCGCTCTCGGCTCTGTATCTGTTGTTGCAAAAGCAAATGTAATTCCATCCTCACAAGTCGGTACAACTGCTCTAGGCACACTTGCAATTGATGCAGAGGCAAATGTATCTATAACTGGTATTTCTGGAACTTCAGCGCTAGGCACAGTAGCAACTGTAGGTAAGTCAAATGTAATTCCTTCTGGTCAAGCAGCCACAAGTGCGCTTGGAACTCTAAACATTAATGCAAAAGCAAACGTCAGCGTTACAGGATTAGCGGGAACTTCAGCTATTGGTGGGGTTGGGGTAAATGGTGACGCTGTTGCCAACGCTACAGGTGCAGTTGGATCGCTTGGTGGGGTTCTTGTTGACGTAGATGGCGAAGCTAATGTTGTAATAAATGGGGTAGCAGCTACAGGGGCGGTTGGATCTGTAACGACACATAATTCCGTTGCATTTGGTATTGATGGTGTTGCTGTTACTGGATCAGTAGGTAGTGTAACTATTGGCTTGGGTGCAACCTTATTCCCACAAGGGTTGGAAGCAATAGGTAGTACCTTTGATGTCAACGTTTGGGGCTTAGTAGATGAGTCGCAAACAAGAAGCTTCTCTAATGTTACCGACACGCAAACATCTAGTTTTAGTGCAATAAATCAAACACAAACGCAAAATTATGCTAATATTGATGATGACCAAAGTTCATCCTTTGCTGAAATTAATGAAACACAAACTCCAGATTGGGAAGAGGTAGCTTAAAAAATGGCAACGTATGTAAATGATTTAAGATTAAAAGAAATAGCAACAGGTGATGAGTCAGGTACTTGGGGAACCTCGACTAACACTAATTTAGAACTGATTGGAGAAGCGTTTAGCTTTGGTACAGAGGCTATAACCACCAACGCAGACACCCACACTACAACGATAGCAGACGGTTCTACTGATCCAGGTAGATCTTTGTATTTAAAATATACAGGTACACTTGATTCGGCTTGCACTATAACAATAGGCCCAAATACCGTATCTAAACTTTGGTTTATTGAAAACGGCACATCAGGATCACAAAACATTATTATTTCGCAAGGATCTGGCGCAAACGTCACGATTCCAGCAGGGCATGTAAAAGCTGTATATTCAGACGGAGCTGGCTCTGGCGCAGCTATGGTAGATGCTTTTACTAACCTAAATCTAGGCGGCACTACTACAGTTGATGACTTAACAATCTCAGACGATCTAACAGTTACAGATGACATGTCTATCGGTGGCGCTTTAACACTTACAGGTAATGGTGACTTTAATGGAGATTTAGATGTAGATGGTACTACTAACTTAGATGTAGTAGATATTGATGGTGCTGTAGATATGGCTTCAACTCTTGCAGTTGGAGGCAATGCAACTGTTGGTGGTAATTTAGAAGTTAGTGGTGCAGATGTAAC